TGCTGTTTTATCTACTATCGTCATTATTGTACTACTCCTTCCGTTCTAAAATCTACAATTGGGTGAAAATCATAAGCGTATTCATTATCAGGTAATGTACCTGACATTTGAACATAACAATCATTTTTCTTTCTAGTATCAAAGAAATTCTGTAAAGTTTTCTTTAGATTATTTGCCATCTGTTCATGTATTGAAACACCAAACTTTGCAAATAAAGTACCACACATGATAGTACAATCAGTAGCGCTTTCTTCTAATGCAAGTTTCATTATGTCTTTTCTCAATTGAATAGACTTGTTTTTATCATCAGCCATTTCTTGACCTTTTTCTTCTTGTATTCTTAACTCGTTATACATTTCTGGTGTAATCATTATTTTTGCTCCTTATAAAGTTCTTGTGAGTACAAAGAAAGTATAAACATTGTTATACCAAGCATTGCAAGAATACCAGCACCAATCCACTGATCAGTTTCAACAGCACCTGCTGAACCAACTAATGCAAGAGTACCAATAATAGCACAAACTATTGTTGTAAATTCAATTAACTTTTTTTTCATAGTGTTTCCTTTTGTTATAGTGTTTTTTTTCATATTACTCGTCCATCCTATAACATAAATACAGTAAAGTCAAGAAAAAAAAGCATAAAATATGAAAATAATTCAAATAATTGTGATTTGTTCTCTTTTTGTACTGGTTTCTTGTACTAGAAGTGTTAAGGATTGCAAAATTAAGGCAGATTTAGAAAAAATAGGCGAATCAGCGTTAAAAAATAAAGAAAATTTATCTGAAACTGAATTACGACAAGCTCAAATGTCGTGTAATTTTTAAGGATAAATAATATTATGATCAATTGTCAAAATTGTGGATATAAATGTCATTGTGGCGAAAAAAAGTATGTAAATTATGGAGAAAAGAAAAAAACTGAAGTTTGTACATATTGCCGACACAACGAATCAGACGATTCTTGGAAAGATCAAGTAAAATACGATAATACTAATTAATGGAGTTATAAAATGAAGAAAATGAGAATATTTAAATTTTGGAATGAAGCAGGTGACGAAAAAGAGAAAGAAGCAATGAGTTTGAAGAAGGCAGTTATCTCTGTACAAGGTGATTTTAAAGATAAATTCATCGGTGTTGAATATATGAGTAAAAAAGGCAAACAAATTACTGATTCCGTAAAAATACCTATGGGTAGAAAAATAAGACAAGCGGCAATCATAGAAAAAAAGAGAGCAGCTGCAAAAGCAGCAAAAGAATTGGGAAAATAATGCCAGCAATCAGTAGACAAGGCGACAGTTTGAGTACAGGACACATTTGTGTTGGTACAACGACTTTAAATACGCCTGGTCAAAGTACTGTTAAGGCAAATAGTATCTTAATAGCGAGAGTGGGTGACCCGACGGTCTCCCACCCATTCCCACCATCACCACCTTGCGCTCCTCATGTTGCAGTAGTCAATGTAGGCAGTTCAACAGTTTCAGTCTGTGGTAGTCCAATAGCTAGAGTAAATGATAGTACAGACGCTGGAGTAATGACTTCAGGTTCTTCAAATATCTTTGCTGGTTAACGTATAAATATATGGTGTAATGCCAAACTTTGATAGTAGTAATACAAACAACAGTAAACGAAAGAATAGAATCTATACAGATTTAGATTTGAATTTTGGACGTAATACAGTTACAAGTGATGTTAATAAATTGACAGATGTAGAGGCCGTTAAAAGAAGTGTTAGAAATTTAATCAATACTTCTCACTTTGAAAGACCTTTTCATCCAGAGATTGATAGTGATGTAAGAAGAATGTTATTTGAACCAATGACACCTCTAACAGCACTAAATTTACAAAGAAAAGTTGGCGAAGTATTAAATAATTTTGAACCAAGAATTAAATTAGTTCAAATTTTAGCTAGACCAGATTTAGACAGAAATAGTTATCACTTAACAATTATGTTTTATGTAATAGGTGTTTCTGAACCAGTAACAGTAGAAACTTTTTTAGAGAGAACAAGATAAAATGGCAAGTAACAAATTAATAGTATCTGATTTTGACTTTGATGACATAAAATCAAATTTAAAAACATTTTTACAAAATCAACCAGAATTTTCAGACTATAATTTTGAAGGATCAGGCTTTGCCGTTCTTTTAGATACATTAGCATACAATACACACTATCTTGGCTTCAATGCTAACATGTTAGTTAATGAAGTTTATCTAGACAGTGCAGACGTAAGAAAAAATATAGTTTCATTAGCAAAGGCATTAGGTTATACACCATCATCAGCTAGAGCTTCAACAGCAAGTATTGACATAACAATAAACAATGCTTCGGGTTCAAGTATCTTGATGAATAAAGGAACAACTTTCACAACAAGTGTAGATGGAACAGGATTTAATTTTTGTACTAATGAAGATATTACAATTACACCAGTAGATGGTGTTTACAAATTTTCAAACGTAAATATATACGAGGGTACTTTAATTACTTTCAAATATACAGTTGACAGTACAGATGTTGATCAAAAGTTTGTAATACCAAATGTTAATGCTGATACATCTACTTTAAAAGTAACTGTACAAAATTCAATATCAGATTCAACTGTAAATACTTATTCAGTTGCTACAGGTTTAAGAAACCTAAATCACTTATCTAAAGTTTACTTCAAACAAGAAACAGATACAGGTAGATTTCAAGTTTACTTCGGTGATGACGTAATAGGTAATAAATTAGAAGATGGTAACATAGTTACTTTAGAATATATCGTTACGAACAAAACAGAGGCTAATGACGCTAAGTCATTTGAGTTAGGTTCTACTATCGGTGGTTTTTCAAACGTAACTATAACAACTAAATCAAGTGCTCAAGGTGGTGCAGAACCTGAAACTAAAGAGTCAATTAGATTTAATGCTCCATTACAATACACAGCACAAGACAGAGCAGTTACAGCTACAGACTATGAAACAATAGTTAGATCAATTTATCCTAATGCATTATCTATTAGTGCTTGGGGTGGAGAAGACGATGAAACACCGGTTTATGGTGTAGTAAAAATTTCTATCAAGGCTGATTCAGGTTCAACATTAACTGATAGTACTAAAGCGTCTATTATAAAATCTTTAATACCTTATAACGTTGCTTCAGTTAGACCAGAGATTATTGATCCAGAAACAACATCTATTCTGTTAACAACTAATGCTAAGTATGATAAGAAAAGTACAAGTAAATCACTTGATACATTAAAGTCAGAAATCAATACTGCTGTTACAAATTACAATACTTCAACTTTACAAAAGTTTGATGGTGTCTTTAGATTTTCTAAATTAACAGGTCTAGTAGACAATGTAGATAAAAGCATACTATCTAACATCACAACAGTTAAAATGAGAAAGAATTTTACACCTACTATTGCGTCTTCAACAAGATACGATATGTACTTTAGAAATGCAATACATAATCCACATTCTGGTCATACATCGGTACTTTCATCTACTGGATTTAAAGTTACAGGTAGTGATAATGAAATGTTTTTAGATGATGATAGTAACGGTAACGTTAGAAGATATTATCTAGTAAGTGGTGTTAAAACTTATGCTAATGCAACACAAGGTACAGTTAATTACAAAACAGGTCAAGTAACAATCAATTCTTTGAACGTTGCTTCAATATCTAATATTAGAAATGTAGTATCTAACGTTATTGAGATTACGGTATCGCCTAGTTCAAACGATATAGTGCCAGTTAGAAATCAAGTAATAGAAATAGACATATCAAACTCAAATATAACTGTAGAACAAGATACATTTATTGGTGGCTCAGCAGAAGCTGGTGTAGGCTATCAAACAACAACAAGTTACTAATTAAACAATGGCTAAATTTGATAATAAAATATCCAATTTAATACCAACTCAATTACCAAATTTTGTAGTTGATGATCACCCTAAATTCGTAGAATTTTTAAAAACATACTATCAATTTATGGAAGCTGCAGAATTGCAGGTAACTTCAATTCAAACTACAGACGGAATAACTTTAGAAAATCAAACAGGCACAATATCTAATTTAACACTAGACGCCGGTTCTCTTGGTGCAGAAAATACTCAATTAGATATAGATGACAAGATATTATTAGAAGAAAGTACTTTTGGTAAGTTTACATACAATGAAACTGTAACAGGACAAAATTCTAAAGCGACAGCAACAATTTTAGCTGAAGATTTAGATTCAAATAGACTATTCATAACATCACAAGACAAATTTGAAGTGGGAGAAACTATTTTAGGTAATTTGTCAAATGCAAGTGCAGTTGTTAATGGTTACAGACCTAATCCTGTTCAAACTATTCAACAATTAACAAATTTTAAGGATCCTGACAAAGTAATCTCTAATTTCTTAAATAATTTTAGAAATGAGTTTTTTAAAACTATTCCAGAGAGCTTAGCTATAGGAATAGACAAAAGAAATCTAATTAAAAATATTAAATCGTTATATACTTTAAAAGGCACTCAAAAAGGGCACGAACTATTTTTTAGAATACTATTCAACGATACATCTGAAACTTTTTACCCTAGAGAGCAGATATTAAAAGTATCAGACGGTAATTACGACACAAAAACAGTAATGAGAATAATTGCTAGTCAAGGTGATACATCAAAATTAATAGGAAGAACAATTACAGGTAAAACTTCTAAAGCAACGTCAATAATAGAAAATGTATCAAAATTTTATATAGGTAGCAGTGAAGTTTCTGAAATGACTGTAAACAAAGATAGTATCATAGGTACTTTTATTGTAGGAGAAGATATACAAGGTACAGCAACAGATACAGACGATTACTTTATAATTGCAAAAGTAACTGGAGTACCAGGAAATAAAACAATTACTAATGATGGTAATCTTTACACTACAGAGGATCAAGTTACAGTTTCAGGTGGCGGTCAACAAGCTTCGTTTCAAATCAACAGTGTTGGTTCAGGTAAAGTAACTGAAACAGTTGTAGACGCAGGTGGTTCAGGATATGTAATTGGAGATACTTTAAGTTTCAATAATACTAATACAAATGGTGCAGGCGCCACAGGTGTTGTTACAATTGTAAATGGTGGTATTACAGGAGATACTACTGAACATATTATATTAGAAGATGAAACATGTTCCGGTGACCATATTTCGGGAGACAAATTTGTACAAGAAACTAACACAGGCACAGGAGATATTACAGACATTTATTTAATAAGTGGTGGTGACGGATATAAATCTTTACCTACAGTTACAGTAACATCTACTGGAGGTACAGGTGCAAAAGTATTATCTTATGGAACAGACATAGGTAAAATTTTAGGAATAGAAACATCAAATTTAGGTATAGAGTATGAAAAATCTCCATCACCTACATTATTATTTGTACAAAATTTATTTGTAATAAGTGTGACAGGTTCGTTTACTACTAATACTACTGTAACCGGTGGTACATCGGGTGCTACGGGTATTGTTACTAGTTGGAATACAAATACTAATTTATTAAAACTAAAAACAGTTTCAGGATCTTTTCAACTAAATGAATCATTATCAGCAAGTGGTGGTAGTGCAACTTTAAATAAATTAGATATACCAACAACAAGTGTATCTGTTGTTTCTGTTGTAGATACAGATGGTAAATTTATTGATGAAAAAGGATTTGTTTCAGAAAATACTATGAAAGTACAAGATAGTTTATACTATCAAGATTTTTCTTATGTATTAAAAGTAGGTAACTCAATTAATTTATGGAGAGACGCATTTAAAAAAACAATGCATACTTCTGGTTTTTATTTTACAGGACAAGTTGATATTGAAAACAGATTAAATTTGAGGGTTAAAGTTGCAGAGGCAATAAACACTGGTACAATCGGTGAACCACTAATCTACTTAATGAAATTAATATTTCAAACTTCATTTGGTAGAAGAACAGGAACAGCTGACGATGGTTCATTAGGATCAGAATTTTCTCAACAACCTAATCCAAATAACTCTAGAGACGTGATGTTAACAAGAGCTCCTATAAGTGTTAGATTGAATTTAAGAGTAAGAAGAAAAGTTGGAACAGGCGTGACTATAAATCAAGGATTTGCATATTGTGGTCCTAGTTTTAAATCAATTAATAGATTTGCAAATACAGCATATGGTGTTACAGGTAACAGATCAGGTGGTATTAATGGTACAACTGGTAATACTTTCAATAGATTAAATGAATTAAAAGTCACTGGTACCAGATCAAGTTTAGATGGCACAACAGCAATATTTAATATGATAAGTGGAACCAACGCAGACGAAGATGATTTTGGTTTCATGTTAAAGACCAACTTTGCTTTTCCAACAGATATTACGTTCCCAGGTGAAGAATCGTTCAGTGGTAATACTTTGAAATATGATTCAACAAACAAAAAATTTGACAAAACAACTGTATAAATATAACTATAAATAGAGATAGAAATGACAAAACAAACAATAGCAATCGGTTCAACTCCAAATGATGGCACAGGTTCTACTATCAGAGCTGGTGGTGATTTAATCAACGATAACTTTAACGAAATCTATACTGCTTTCGGAGATGGTACTAATTTAAATGCTGGTGTAATTACTGGTAAACAAGAAGGAACAAACTTTTCAAACTCTATAATGATCGGTCACTCGGTGACAGGTACTTTGAGTTCAGCACAAGAAAACGTTGCCGTTGGTAAAACATCTTTAAGATCAATTACTTCAGGAGATGATAATACTGCCGTGGGTTTTG